CCCATCTCCGGCACCTACTGGCTTGACCTGCACACCACGCAGTGGGGTGTTTTCCAGTCGAACGGCCAGCAGAATCCCGGCTCGGCGTGGGTCTCGCAGCCGGTCAAGGTTGCGATGCTGGCCGACATCGACACCGACTACGTGCCGCTCGACAGCTTCGGCACCGATGGTGACTTCGCCGTCGTCCCGATGACCGCCAGCAACTTCATCTACGAGAAGATCAGCGGGCGGTGGTATCGGATCGGCAGCGCCGAATGGCTCGCCAAGCGTCCGACCACCATTCGTGGCGCGGTCAACCCGCCCTCGCTCACCGACGGCGACATCATTGTCATCAATGGCGTACCGGTGACCTTCAACGCGGGTACGCTCGAAAATGTCGTAGCGACCATCAATGGCGCCGGGATTCCGAACGTCATTGCCGAGATCGGCAACGACGCGCTGGTGATCAAGGAAGTCACCGGCCACGATCTCACCATTGCCAATGGCAACGGCGAGCCGCTCAAGACCCTCGGCCTGAACGTCAGCGGCGGCGTCGTGCGGGGCAACCGCGTGTTCCGCACCTCCGACGCGCAGTATCCGTCCGGCTCGGTTCAGGGCGACGTGTGGGTGAAGGGCACGCCCGCGAACAAGGGCGCGAACTGGGCGGTCCGGTACTGGGATGGCAGCCGTTGGATCAGCCTGACGGCTCCGTTCTTCCCGTTCAACAGCCTGCTCGACGACGGCGCCTCCGGCAAGGATGAGGCTGCGCTGCACGGCCTCGGCGTTCCGGCCACGGGCACGGTCTATGTCGGCTACGACGCGGACACGGGCGTGCAGGAGCTTCGCCGCTTCAACGGCAGCCATTGGGAGCTTCTGACCTACGAGGCGGAGATGCTGGCGCCGACGACCGATCCGGCCGAAGGCACCCTTTGGTACAATGCGGACTTCCGCGCCGACATCATGGTGAGCGACGGCAAGAACTGGATCGCCTACCGCCGCGCCTACCCGATGACCGACGTGAACGGCCCGCAGATCGCCGCGTCCGCCCCGACGACGCAAAGCGACGGCAAGGCGCTGGTTGACGACGACCTCTGGATTGATTCCTCCGACATGGAGAACTATCCGGCGATCTACCGCTTCGATGCGGCGGCGCGTCGCTGGCGCCGCGTGGACAACACGGACCAGACCACCCCGTTCGGTATCGTGTTCGCCGATGCGCGTCAGGATTCCGGTGTGCCGTTCGAAGGCCAGCCGAATCCGGGCGAGTACACCTACAACTCGACGGCTGGCGCCGACATGGCCCTGTCGGATTTCGTCGATCCCGACGCTCCGGACGCCCGCATGTACCCGGCCGGGATGCTCCTGTTCAACACCCGGTACTCGACGCAGAACGTCAAGGAGTGGCGCCCGCATTACTTCGAGCACGGCGGCTTCGATCCGGAGACCGATTTCACCCTTGAGGGCTACACGGTCGGCGATCCGGGCTATCAGTTCCCGCCGCTGGCGGCTGCGGACGGCTCGCCGCGTGGCGGGCGCTGGGTGACGGCTTCCGGCAACAAGGCGGACGGCTCGCCGTACATGGGCCGCAAGGCGCAGCGCGCCATGGTGGTCCGCTCGATGGCTGCCGCGCTGTCCTCGAACGAGGATATCCGCTCGGAACTGGTCCACTTCAACCTGATTGCCGCGCCGGGCTATCCGGAGCTTATCGACGAGATGGTGACGCTGAACACCGACCAGAAGGAGGTGTCCTTCGTCATCGGTGACACGCCGATCCGCCTCAAGCCGAACGCGACCGATATCCAGAACTGGGCGAAAAACGCCAAGATGGCGGCGTCGAACGGCGAGGACGGCCTGACCTCCTCCAACGTCTACACGGGCATCTACTACCCGTGGGGTCTCGGCACCAATGTGGACGGCTCCGAGATCATGGTGCCGCCCTCGACCATCGCGCTCCGCACGATGGCCTACAACGACAGCGTCTCGTACCCGTGGTTCGCCCCGGCGGGCTTCCAGCGCGGTCTCGTGACGAACGTCACCAGCGTCGGCTACCTGACGGACGAGGGCGAGTTCCAGCCGGTGATCCTGAATCAGGGTCAGCGCGACACGCTATATGAGAACAAGATCAACCCGATTGCTTACATCCCCGGCAAGGGTCTGGTCGTGTACGGCCAGAAAACGCTGGCCCCGCTCGACAGCGCGCTTGACCGGATCAATGTCGCCCGGCTTGCCAACTATGTCAAGTACAACCTCGATATTGCGGTCAAGCCGTTCCTGTTCGAGCCGAACGACCAGCAGACCCGCAAGACGGCGCAGAACACCGTCGAGCGGTTCTTCAACACGCTGGTCGGCCTCCGCGCGCTCAGCGACTACGCGGTTCTGTGCGACGAGACCAACAACACGCCGGATCGCATCGACCGGAACGAGTTGTGGATCGATGTTCTCATCAAGCCGCTCAAGGCCGTGGAGTTCATTTACATCCCGGTCCGAATCATGAACACCAGCGCCCCGCTGCTGACGCAGGAGGGCTGATCCGATGGAAAAGGGCCGCACCCGGTGCGGCCCTTTCCTTTTCGGCCTGCCCGATCAGGGCTGCCGGAGGCCCGCATTCCCGAAATAGTGGCGGCAAGCACAAACAAAATCGGATTGCAATAGTTTTTCATTGACCGGAACCACTTCGGGGGCTAAGCCTGCCTTGCCGGGCTTAAAGGTCGGTAACGAAGCTACCTCAGAAAGGGTTTCCGATGAAGGATTTCGGCGTCAATCCGGGTCAGCGCGTTGATGTGCTGATCGATGGGCCGAGCTTCTATGCGACGACACGGTCGCTGGGCTACGAGGTGGACTACAAGAAATTCCGCGATCATTTCGATGAGGTATGCGATCTGCATCGCATCTATTATTTTACCGCCATCACCGACAACCCTGACGATCATTCGCCGGTCAAGCCGCTGGTGGACTGGCTTGGCTATAACGGTTTCAGAACGATAACCAAGCCGCTGCGTGAGTTCATCGATCCCGGTGGCCGCCGCCGCACCAAGGGCAACATGGCCGTCGAGATCGCCACGGAACTCGTGAACGCGGCCGAGCACGCTGAGCACATCCTTCTGTTCTCCGGCGAGGGCGACCTGTCCTACGCGGTGGATGCGGCGCAGCGGAAGGGCGCGAAGGTGACCGTAGTCTCCTCGCTGAAAGTCGATCCCCCGGCCATTTCCGACGATCTCCGCCGGGCGGCGGACCGCTTCGTCGATCTGGCCGATGTCAAGGACCTCATCCTGCGCAAGGAGATCACTCCGGTGCCGCAGGGCGGGGCGCAGGAGCGGAGTAGTGCCGTGCAGGTGGAGCGGCGACCGCTCGGCCTTCGGCGTACCTGACTGGAACATTCCGGATGGATCGATGCGCGGCACCGTGATATACGGTGCCGCGTTCCGCATTTCAGCAGGGTGTTTCGACGCTCAATGCCGTCGAGCTTTCCGGGCGCGTCTGGGCAATATTCCCCGAAGCGAGCCCGGAAGCGACCAACCTGACCGGTGGTGGTTCGACCGTCTGCCCTATCGGCAGGCTTGCATGGCCGATCTGATCCTGTGCCAAGAGGCGCAGGGCATCTTCCGCGCCGTGAAGAACCGCGCTGCACGGGGAGCATCACCACCGACCCCTACTAGACCGCCCTCCCTGCGGGAGATGCTGCCATCGCTGCGATCCCTCGGGTACGTAGAGGGCTCATTCCAACGGCGCGAACGCGTCGCGGCGGATGACCGCGACGAGGTGGTCCTGCGCCTGTTCTTTTCCTGCCCGGTTTCGGCAAAAGCCGGTTGACGAGGACCGGGTTTGGCGCGATAGCTTGGTGGGCCGCGAGCCCGCAACACATTTCAGGACCGGATTATGAAGAACACCCCTGCACCCCTGACCATCGCGGACCTGCGCGAACGGGTCGTCGTGCTCCCATGGATCGAATGGCCGTCCGAGGCGACGCAAATCGACCTGTCCACGCCACGCATCCAGAAGGCCGACCTCGTGCTTGAGCAAATTGGCGGCGACCGTCTCGCCGTGGTCAAGGCAACCGAGCCCGATTTCGAGAAACTGCCCTTCGTGGACGACCTGCGTGCGACCTTTCCGTCGCTGCGCTATCAGCGCAGCACCGGATACGGCGGAATCGTGACCGTTTCCGCCAAGGACCTCGCGGCGATGACGGTGAGTTTCGGGTAGGAGGGATGCGTGTTCGATGCTAAGTTCCGCGATCTGCTGACCGAGGCCGAGGGCAACCGCCTCGGCATGGCACGCCGCTGGCTCAGTCACGGCGAGCTAGACGCCTACATCCGCATCGGGCCAAAGCTGGTCGGGGATGACTACGTTTCCTGCGTGCAGATCGCGTCGGTCAGCATCAGCAACGAGCACGCGCAGCGCAAGGGCATGTTCACGGACATGCTCAAGCGCATCCGGGCCGCGACGAACCGGCCGATCTATATGGAGAGCGTCCAGAACCGGGAGTTCGGTGACGCGCTCCTGCGCCGGGGGTTCGAGGTGGTGCGCGACGAGGTTGTCACCCGCGACCTCCTCCTGCGCTAGGACGCCCTCAGCGCGGGGCGTCCTCGTGCATCTTCGGGCTGTCGGCCTTGTCGGGGTCGAAATTGGCGTGGACGGACCGCACCTGATGTGGGTGGAAGGCAATCGTCACCACGTGTGGTTTGCCTTTCCGGCCGGGATTGTACTTGTCAATGTGGCGGATGCCGTCATAGCCGAGTTCCTCAAGCCATTGATTGGCCTGAGACTTGAACTCGAAGGTGTCGGTCTCGCCGCCGAACAGCTTACTCTCGGCCCGCCAGTCGTGATAGTCGGGGGTGTTCTGCCAGAGCGCCTTGTAGATGTCGCGGCCGTAGGCGGATGCCTTGCGGCCGGTCTCGACCGCCCGCTTGTGCTCCTCCAACTCCCTCGCATCCATCCGTTCCAAGAACTCGATCTGCCGCCGGACGCTCTGCTTCTCATATTCAAGGGCGCGCTGCACGTCCTCGATATACTCGGGATCGCGAGTGCCTTCCTCGTAGTCGTCCGGATCAACATCCTCGTGCTCGTCCGCATTCTCAAGCTGGTGCAGGCGCTCCTGCAACTCGTACAGTTCCTCGTGGTGGTCGGGGTAGTCGTGCGCCTCCTGCTGGATTTCCTGCCAGAATTCGATCCCCTCAAGCTCCTGCTCGTCGAAGCAGTGTGTGAAGATGCGCTTGATCTCGGCATAGGGATAGACCTTGTCGAGGTCGAAGGGATTCCGCACCCGCAGGTAGACCTTGTACACGGTCGGCCGGGCATCATCGGCATCCCCATCATTGCCCCATGACGAGCCGGGCCGCGAGTAGCCGCTCGCCGCCTCCGGATCGCGCGTCGCGTAAATGCCCTTGCCGTAGGCGAGGTCCTCGTCCGCCGTGCGCTCAGGGTCGAACTCGTCGAAGTCCCCGCCCGGCGTGCCGTGGTAATGCGGATCATCCACATCGAAGCCGAGATCGCGGGCGCGCTGCATCCGCGCCGCATGGGACCGATCAAGGTCCGGGGCTTCATTGAGCTTGGAGACGATGTCGAGGTAACGGCGGAGGGACATGGGCGGCGCTCATGATTGCGTAGTCGCCCCTATTTACCTCACGACGCACGGTCCGATTGCGGGGCGGCCGACGGCGCCGCAAGGCGCGTATTTATCGCCGCCATTAACAGCGAGCTTTTCACGAAAATCTAAATACGGGGAGAGGTCCTTTCAGGAGACTATTTTCATGACCACTTTGCAGAATTTCGGCGTTCCGCTGGGTGGCGGTGAAGGTCGCGGCGGCATCTTGCAGCCCAAGCAGAAGCACAAGTTCCGCGTCATCGTCACGAATTTCGGTATTGCCGCTGGCTCCATCGCTCTGACCCAGCAGGTGATGACGGTCAGCCGCCCGAACGTCAACTTCAACCCGGTAACCCTGCACGCCTACAACTCCACCGCCTATATCGGCGGCAAGCCGGAGTGGCAGTCGATCAGCCTGACCGTCCGCGACGACGTGACCAACTCGGTCAGCCGTCTCGTCGGCGCGCAAATCCAGAAGCAGATGAACTTCTTCCAGCAGACCACCATGTTGGCTGCTTCGAACTACAAGTTCCAGATGCTTCTCCACACCATGGACGGCGGCGACGACGGCATCCTTGAGGAGTGGTTCCTCGAAGGCTGCATGTTGGAATCGGTCAACTACGAGAGCTTCGACTATTCGTCCGGCGAGCCGATGACCATCGAGATGGGCATCCGCTACGACAACGCGACGCAGTCCGGCGGGCTGATGCCGCTGGTGCCGCAGCCTTCGACCATCGGACCGTTCGCCACCTGATAGGCTGGGTGCGGCTGGCATGGCTAATCTCTTGACCTTGTTCAAGAGCCCGGATCAGGCGGGGAAGCTGTTCGTCTACTCGGGCGGCTTCCCCAAGTCGCGCCACGCGTTTCTGGTGCGCTTCCACACCAACACCGGGCAGATGCAGGATGAAACCCGCCTGCTCACCTTCGCGGTGCGCTCCATCGACCGCCCGACGATCCAGCCGCATGTCGAGGAACTGAACCAGTACAACAAGCGACGCTTCATCTATACCGGCTACAAGACCGGTCCGCTCAAGATGGCATTCTACGACACTGCGGATGGCGCAGCCATGCGCATGTGGTCGGCCTATACGCAGCACTATTTCGGCGACTTCACGCCGGGCACGCTCGAATCGAACTGGGCGTACGACGTGACCACGCCGGAGATGCGGCCTCGCGCCTACGGCTTCACCGCGCATAACGGCGGCGGTGCCGCGACGGATGGGACGGAGATGCTCGATGCGATGTATTTCTTCCGGACCATCGAAATCCTGCATTTCTACAACAAGACCTACGATCTCTACACGCTCGTCAATCCCCGGATCAGTGCCTTCGATCCGGACGAGTTGGATTACGGCAACGGCGAGGTTTCGACCATCAACGCCACCTTCGTGTTCGAGGCGATGACGGTCGAAATTGCCGCCGGGGATGCGGCAAGCGTGGCCGAGATGCAGGAAGGCGAGAAACTGAACGGCAACACCCCCGACATTGGCGATTATGATGCAACGAGTGTCCGGACGCCCGCCGGGGTCGATGCCGCCACGAACAGCTTCTTTCAGGTCGGTGGAGTGACTTCCTCCGGCAGCAGTCTGGAAGGCGCCTTTGACCCGAACAGCGCCCTCGCCATGATGAGCGAGGCGGCAACCGCAGCGGATTTCAATTACCGCTATCAGAGTCCGTCCGCCGGAGGTGCGCTCGGCCTGTTCGGCAATTACACCTTCGGGGATGCGTCCTACTATCCCGTCGGCAGCAACCCCGCGCTCGGTTCGGTGGTCAACATCTCGGTTGGCGGCTCGCGCGGCGGCATCAGCGCCACCTTGGTAAACGGCGCGCTCGCCAGCGTCTCCGGCGGCCTCAGGACGAGCTTCGGCACCATCGGCGCGACGCTCATGCAGGGCGTCATGACCTCCGCCGTGATGGGCGCGACCGGCCTGTACTCCGGCGCCTCCGGTGTGACCCTTTCGCCGCAAGCTTATGGCGCGATCAACGCGCAGCGGCCCGGCATGGCCCAGTACGGCTACAATTCGCAGGTCGGCGCGGACGGCTCCGCCTACGGCTACAGTGGCCTGCTCGGGATCACCGGCCCGTCCCCCAGCGCGCCGCCGCAGAGCCTCCCGGCCGCGCCCCCGCCGCCTCCGTCCGTCGAGACGGTGCCGGGCTCCATCGGGTCGCCGATCACGCGGGAGGAGCTTCCGCCCCTGCCGCCGAGCATTCCGTCGCAGCGGCCCACCCCTTTGCCGCCGATGGAGGAGGATGAGGTCTATTACGACCCGGTGGCGAGCGATCCGACACGCTATCTGTGAGATCGCGTCATGGCGAAGAAAACCGCGAAGGGGGAGTTCACCCCGAAAAATCCCCAGAAATACCTCGGGAAGTATCCCATCATTTACCGTTCGTCATGGGAGCTTCCCATGATGAGACTATTCGACACCCATCCGTCGGTCTTGGGGTGGAGTTCCGAAACCATCTCGATTCCTTACAAGAATCCGCTGACGGGGCAATGGTCGATGTATGTACCGGACTTCTTGGTCATCTACGTTGATCGGTCTGGTGCAAAACACTGCGAAATGATTGAAGTGAAACCGCTCAAGGAGTGCCCGCAGTATACCGGAAAAGTCTCGAAGCAAACCGCGCTGGTGCAGGCGATCAATGCCGCGAAATTTCAGGCGGCCATCGCCTACTGCGCCAAACGCGGCTGGAAATTCCGGGTGGCGAATGAGCAAGAGATGTTTGCATATAAGAGAAAGTCATGACTCAAGGCATTGAGACGATGCTGAACCTCCCGCCGCTTGAGGAAGCTCTCCGGGAGCGCGGGTTGCTGCCCGAGGACCCCGATCCGGGCCTCGGAGATGACGGGGAGGAGACGCCAGACCCCGAACTGGCGCGTATCTTGGAGGTGGCGCAGGCCGCCGAGACGCAGCTTGCCACCGTGGAGGGCAAGGATCACGCCGACGCCATGGACATGGTGTTCAAGGAGACCTTGGAGCACGCGCGGAACATCGTGGACCTCGGCTTCAACATCGACCACGCACGGGCGGCCCGAATGTTCGAGGTGGCGGCCACAATGTACAGTCGGGCGATAGAGGCGAAGGACACCAAGCGCAAGCGCCAGCTTGAGGCGATGAAGCTGGCGCTCGACAAGCGCAAGCTTGACCTTGAGGAGCGCAAGCTCAAGCATGAGATGGGCGAGCAGCCGGAGGCGATGCAGGCGGATGCCGTGATCGTCGAGGACAGGAACGACCTGATCAAGCGGCTCCGTGCGCAGATGAAGGGCGGCGAGTGAGGGCTTTCGCCCTCACCTGATCACACCGCATCCTCCGTTATGGCATCGACGCGGCGGGCGCGGTTCGTGGTCCATTTCGCCAGCTTGCGAAGGACTTCCTTGTCCAGCCCCGTGCGCCGGGTCGTGAAGTCATCCTCCACGCGGTCGGGCAGGCATACCATGGCGAGTTCGGCGGCAGCCTGCGCGAGGGATAGGGTTTCGTAGCGGACCATCATCCATTGCCCGTCGGCATCCTCGGACGACTCGGCCTCGGTGATGGCGGACATAATCTTGCCGATCAGCTTGCCGACATGGGCAAAGACGCGACCGAACTGCGCGGGGTCGCGGGACAGGAACACGCCGCTCAGCGCCGCCTCCGTGCGCCCCCGGACCGCCTCGACGAGGCCCGTCGCGTTCGTCTCATGGGGCAGGGGCGTCAGGGCCACGTCGAGGGCCACGATGAGCACATCCGCGATCTCCTCGCGGACATCATCCCACGTCTTGCCCTTGCTGTTGGCGGCCGAAG